TTACTATCATCTAGCCAACCTCTAACCACACCATTACTAACAAATTTACTTGTTGTCATGTTTAAAGCACCCATAATAGAGTATTTAAAACTTTTCATATACTCTAAATAGTCAGCAATATGTTCAGGTAATGTAACTAAATTTTTTTCTTCCATGTTGTTTACTCCTTATTTTATCTTAATACCCTTTTATTGTATCACTAAGAGTTGCAAAATGCAACCCTAAAATAAAAAATTTTTCAAATTCCTTTAAAAAGTGTTGTAATTCCAATGCCTAAAGCTTCAGCGATATTTTTTATTTTCACTAAAGTAGGATTAATATTTTGACTTTTCATGTTTGAGATATGGTTAGGTGACTTACCTAACTTAAGTGATAGTTTAGTAATTGTAGTACCTCTACGATTACACATATCTATAACATTCTCCCAAAATTTTTTTACTGATTCTTCATCACCTAAATATTCTCTACCCAATTAAAAACCTCCAAACAAATAACTTAAAAGTAAACTAATAGCTACAAATAATCCACACCATGAAAACCAAGAATAAAAACTTTTTTCATCCTTAACAAACAATGTTGAAAAGCCAATAACAACCAACATAGGAATTATTTTATCTTTCATTATCCATCCTCTTCAACTAAAATGTAAGTAATAGGGTATCCGTTATCCCCATGTATGAGTTGATACCCTACAACATTGATTTTTCCTTTGCTATTTTGGGTTAACTCATTAAGTTTATCGA